AAACTCCCGAAGAGATTAAACTAGCTTTTGAATGGGCGGTAAGTGGTAAGCTAAATATCGATGCTAAATGCTACGAAAACTTCTCTTGTGAATACTTCGGTAGAATTATGAAAGCTTACATCGATTACGCTAGACAAGAGACTATAACGGTTGCTCAAGTAGAAGAAGTAGTTAAGGAAATTCCAAGCGATGCGGATTTAAAGATAGCAGCGATTAACTCAGCTAATATGTATGCTCAAGAAATGATTAGATGCCAAGAGCGGAATATTAAAATGAATTGGATAGCTGGAGGTTTACACGTACTCTACGACTACATCGTAAAATTTGGCATATATGAGGCTAGTTTGGAGGACAAACAAAGAATCTACGCTACAAATGTAAACAAGTACGCATCAAAGGATGAGCTTATAATGGCTTGCAAATCTCAAAGTTACAAGGAGTTCATTGAAAATTTAGCAGACTTTAAAGCATATCTAACAGAACAAGGAGAAATTAAACCTATCGAATAATGAAACAAATAAATCATAAATCAAATATTAAGAACGATAGATATACGAATTATATTTATGAGTCTTATGATATTCAAAATAAGGAATTTACATCTGTTAATATATCATATCAATTAGATAATTTAGATTCTTTTGATTGGAATATTATAGTAGTATTTGGAGGTTCTGGAAGTGGTAAAACATCTATTTTAAAAAACATTGGAGAAATAAAAACTCCTAATTTTAAAAAAGATATATCATTAATTTCAAATTTCGATTGGTTAGAACCAAAAGAAGCTACATATCTTTTAACATCGGTTGGCTTGTCTTCTGTACCTACTTGGTTAAGACCATTTGATTTATTATCTAATGGAGAGCAATATAGGGCTACTATTGCTTATTTAATAAGCAAAGCAAAAGATGGAGAAATTATTTTAATCGATGAATTCACTTCGGTAGTTAATAGGGATGTAGCTAAGTCTATGTCTTTCGCAATCCAAAAGTATATTCGAAAGAATAACAAAAGAGTAATTTTTGCATCTTGTCATTATGATATTTTTGAGTGGTTAATGCCAGACTTTGTTTTATCACCAGAAAAAGGAGGCACACTCGAAAGAGGTGAATGGCTTCGGCAAGGAAGACCAAGTATTGAATTATCAGTTCATAGATGCAAGCCTAAAGTATGGGACTTGTTCAAAAAGCATCATTATTTAACTCAAGATGTTAATGAGGCATATATTTTTCTTTTGTTTGAATTAAATAATAAACCAATTGCTATTTGTGTTATTGGTTACCATAGTGGTAAAAATATAAAACCATCCTTTAGAGAAAGCAGAATTGTAGTTTTACCAGATTATCAAGGAATGGGTATAGGTAGCAAAATTTCTGAATTCATGGGAGGTATTTTGTTTAATTCTGGATTTAAGTATTATACAAAAACAACAAACCCAGCTCTTGGAGAATATAGAGACAAAAAAACTATAAATTGGGAAGGTACAGCTCACAATAATAAATCAAGAAATTTAAGTAGTAACGATGCTTTTAAAAATATAAGATTAGTTAAGTCATATTGTCATAAATACATTGGAGATGCTATAAGTGGATACGAAGATTTACTTTTACCTATTGATAAGCTAAGACATAAAGAACAACACAAATTTCAACTAAACCTTTTCTAATGAAACAAACTAGAAATAAAATTGTAAGCCATCAAACCGAATGCTTAGAATGTGGGCATTATTGGAAACCAGAACTAATACAAAGCATTATGTACGAGCAAGGTAAAGACTCGGTTAATATGCAATGCTTTTGCGGAACTAGACACCGAATAATAGAAAACGTAAACGGATGGATAGTATTTAGAAGGTACATTAAAAAGAAAGACAGATTTAAACGAGCGAAATAATGGAAAAAGAATTAGTAACATTTGAGCAAGCATTAGCTCTACAAGAATTAGGGTTTGATGAAGAATGTATTTTTGTAAATCTAATTGAAAATGGAAAATTTGCTGGAATTTATACTTCAACAGATTATAATGATTTTCCAGAACAAAGAGAAATTGAAATTAATGTTCCACTTAAACAACAAGTATTTAGATGGTTTAGGGAGAAACATGAGTGTTATGCTAACCTATCAAGTTGGATACATGAGGAAGAACTAGGTATATATCACGAGTTTGAGATATATAAAGTTAAACAATATTCTCATGGTAGCATTCGATTTAAAACCTACGAAGAAGCAGAGAATGCTTGTATAGATAAACTTATAGAGGTAGCTAAGGAATCAAAATCATGATAACTATACTAGGACAAGTACCGAGCAAATCTAACGGGTATAAGATTGGAAATAATAGGCTTTACAAATCAAAGGAACTAAAGGAGTACGAGAATAGATTCTCATGGTTATATGCCTTAGCACAAGGTAAACCAATCGAGCCTATAAAAGACAAGTTTAGTATTAAGATTTTAGTATATTTTCAATCAAATCGAAGCGACCTTGATAATTCCGCAAAGATTATATTAGATTGTTTACAAAATTGCAAAGCAATTGAAAACGATAGACTATGCCATGAGTTACACATGGTTAAATTTATAGACAAGGAAAACCCTAGAATCGAATTTAAGATAACTACTCTATGAATTTTAACAACGATTTTAAGTTTGATTTAGAGTTTGGGGTATTAGATGGCGAGACTTGGTTTCACGAGCTTGTAACTAATAAGAAAGTAGAGGTTAAAAGCGATAGAAGAACAAGTGAAACTGGTAACGTTTATATTGAGTACTGGTCACGAGGTAAGCCTAGCGGAATATCAACAAGCCAAGCGGACTTTTATGTTTATAAAGTGGGAGAAGATAAAGCTATTTTAATATCGACTAGCCAACTAAAGCAAAGGATAAAGCAATTGGTAGAAGAAGGCAAAGCTAGAATGAATGTAAAAGGAGGAGATAATAATACAAGTTTAGGGATTTTATGTAAACTAACTGATTTAATATGCTAACGACAAACGAAACTAAAGCTATTGAGTGGATAGAGGCTCAATTACTTAAACCTAACGCACAATTTATGCTAAAGGATGGTATATATATCAACGACTTACATTCGTGTCTTAAATCGCAAAAGGAACGCATTCTATTTGGGATAGACCCGCTAAGAAGATTAGCGTTTTTACGAGTAAGAGAAATTAAGAATTATTTAAACGATAAAAATACAAACCAATAAAAGAGGGTAAACAATAAAAATACAAACCGATGAATCTAAGCCAAGAAGACAAAGACAAAGCACTTACCTATTTTACAATGTGCCAAGCGTTAATTCATATTATCGAGGACGAGTGGATAGGAAACCCAGCGAATAAGCAAAGGGTAAAGTCTATAACGAATCAACAATTAACCGAACTTAATAAGGTAATTGAAATACTTCTACCTAGAGGAGATTATAGCGAAGAAGGGATGAGAGCGACTGAGCAGTTCGTAGACGCAGCAGAGGCAATGCTATACTTTTACAAGATTGGTATTCAAATGGCAAGACTTGATGATACTAAGCGGGAGACTTTGAATACTCAAATGAATATTTTGCTAAAATCTTATGAAATAAATGTTTAAAAATTTTGTTTAATCATTTTTTTTCATTAAACTTTGCGAAACTCAAACGATATGAACTACGTAGAACCTCACGAAAGACTTAGGGTAGATTCAAATGGTAACATCAAACAACCTAGTCTAATAGACCATCCCATTCATTACCAAGGTAACGGAATCGAAGTAATAGATATTATTGAAGCTTTCGATTTAAACTTCTCACTAGGTAACGCAATCAAGTACATTTTAAGGGCGGATAAGAAAGGCAATAAGAAGCAAGACCTCGAAAAAGCCATCTGGTATCTCAACAACGAGCTAAAGAAATTCAATGGATAGACTAGTCTTACAAGCTATTTGGGTAGGAATTGCCGAGATAGCTTTTATTGTTTACATGAGCTATATGATAGTTCAAGAATCAAAAAAGAAATGAAACCGGACGAAAGAGCTAAATCGATTTTAAACAACGCTTTTTATTTCACTGGTAATAAGAACCTAGCTAAAGAGCTTGCGCTTTGGATATGCGAACTAATAGGGGAAACAAAGCCAAAGATTGACGATAAGATTTATTGGAAATTGGTAGCCGAAAACATATACTTACTCTAATGGAGCATATCTTCTCGAGGCACAAACATTGGGTCTCAATGGTTAAAAAGTTTGGAGAAGTCAATTACGCTGAGGATGTTGTACAAGAGGCTTACATTAAAGTAATGAAGCTTAACAAGGAAGTAAACGAAGCCTACTT